AAAGCGGGGATAAACGGCTCGTTGAACGCCTCGGGCGTCGTCAGTTCTTCGTAGGCGCGAAATCTGACCCAGATGTCGCTGGTACCCTCGAATGATCCGGCGCCGCCCGTGCGTGCCGCGTTCTGATCCCACAACTCCGGTTGCCGGTAGAGATCCAGCGCCAGCGGCAGCACCTCCACCCCCGAGGCTATCTTGAGGAAGTGCCTCATCCGACCGCCACCCAGGTGTAGGCGGTGGTCGCGATCGGCGCCGTCGCGGTAAAGCCCACGGCATTAGCGACAACAGCCGTGATGGCGACCAGCGTCTTCGCCGCGTCGTAGAGCGAGATGATGGGCGCCCGCGTGAACGGTGGATCGAACGTCCCCGTGATCACGGCCGAGCCGTCCGATATCACCTCGCCGGTCCTGGTCGAGCCCGCGTTGCCGGTCGCCTGCCGGTCGGCGAGCGCCTGAAGCCACTGCGCCCAGACCGGCCTGATGATGCCGGCCTCATCCAGCATCGGCTCCTGGACGGGCGGCTCCAGCCGCGTCGGCGATGTCATGGTCGCGGACATCAGTGCGCTCCCGGCGTGATATCGGCATCGACGGCATAAAGCCGCGTCAACCCGTGCGTTGTAAGCCGGAAAACACGCTCGCGAAACGAGCCGAGCCGCGTGGTGAACACCCGATGGCGGTAATCGCCGGCAACGCCGGCCGACATGGTGCGCCCCGCGTTGTAGGTGCGCCCGCCGTCGTCGGACCACGCCAGCAGCACCGGTCCCGGCGTTTGCGCGCCGCCGACCTCCATCTCCACCTCGACCCGGCTGCAGAACGCGCGGGCGCCCCGGACGCTGCTGACGACCAGAGGCGGCAACGTCGCCTGCCGGATGACCGCCACGCCCGCGTCGTTCGCCTGCATCGCCAGCGTGTAGAGTTGCCCGGAGGCGCGGTCGCCGAACAAATGGAGCGAGTTGTTGTCGGTGGCGGCGGTGTTCGCCCGCCATGGCCCGGAGCCGTTGGAGCTGGTCGATCGTTCGTGCCACGCGCCGGTCCCGATGTCATAAACGAGCGTCCGGTTGTCCGCCGTGGTCAGGCAATAGAACGGGTGCCCGCGATAAGAATGCGTCAGCCCGACGAGGCCGATCGACTGCACGCCGACAATCGCTTCGATCGCGTGCGTGGAAACCCGTTTTGGCGTGTAACCGTTCGCTCGGTAGACGATGCCGTCGAGCCCCAGCCACCACACCGAACTGTCGGCCCGGCAGACCGATTGCGGCGAGCCGGTGCCACCGTTGATCACCCCACCGGTCACGCGCCGGAACGGAAAATCCGCGTTGCCGCTGTCATACCAGACCTCGAAACCGTTCTCGCCGATCGTCCAGACCTGACCGCGATGCGCGATCACCCGGCGGATGATATTCGGTGTCGCATCGGAAAATACGAAGTCCAGGGCGTCGAAATCGGACGGGTTGAGCAGCCGCGAAATGAACCACTTCGCCGTGTCGCCCGTTGAGGAAAACGCGAAATACCCATCGACGTAACAAACAGACGACGCGCCGGGGAAGTCGGGGTCGGTGATCTGGTTCAGCGGATCGCCGGGGAAGTGCCCGCATGTCCAGGCATTGGGCGCCACGCAGACCACCGCCGCCGTTGGCCCCGCCGCGATCGTCGGGAAGGAGTTCCAGGGCGACGAGCCGGCGTTGGCGGTGCCGACGTCCCCGAGCATCTCCACGGCCGGCGCGCCGCCCGGAAACCGCACGCGGTAGAACTTCGTTCCGCTGACGACATAGACGACGCCGACCATGTCGTCGTTCATCGCCAGGATCGGCCCGGTGCCGACCACGAGATACGGCACCAGGGCCGGCGTCGAGACCAGCGCGGCGGCGGTGAGCGCGTCGGCCGGCTGCTGCTCACTCATCAGGTTGATGAGGCGCTTGGAGACCAACGGCAGACTTGGATGTTCATAGCTCTCCAGCGGGAACGGAATGCGCTGCATCCCGCCCTTTGGTTTGAGCGCCTGCTGTAGTGCCTGGAGCGTCGCGCTATCGGACATCAGACAGGCAGCCAGACCCAGGTGGGTGCCGGGAAGCCGGTGCTCGTGTCATAGGCCACACCGACCGTTGCCTGGGCGGGCACGAACGCACTGCCGCCCTTCGGTTCGGCGCCAAGAGGGCTGAACAGGATACCCGTGGGGCGCCCATTCACGCCGATCGTGACGCCGTCGCCGCCATACACATACACCATCACGTCGAAGCCCGTCGTGTTCTGGATGTAGGTCGTGCTCGGAGGAATGGGCGGCGTCGTGAGCGGGAGCGACCATGTGGAGGCGCCGACATTGTCTTTTATCAGGTTCGTTCCGGTTCCCGATCCGCTCAGATCGCCCACGATGGTGTTGACGTTGTTTTGTACGGTGTTGTTGGTGAATTGCACGTTGACGCACCCACCGGAACCCCCGGACGGAGGCACCATGCCGAATGCCGTCGTGAAATTGGTCAGCATGTTGCCGGTGATCAGCGCCGTGTTGGTCTTCGAGATCTGGATGCCGTAACCGCCCTGGTCGAGATACTGGTCACAATTGTTGTTCTTGATCGTAAGCCGCATGCAATTCTCAGCGGTTATGCAATAGGCCCCGCCCTGCGGCGCCGTGAGCAGGCAGTTCGTGATGATATTGTCCACGGATACCGAGCCGTCCGGCGCCAGGATGAGAATGCCGGCACCGGTAAAGAAGTCGATGTCGTGATTATCGATCACGGTGAACGACGGGGTGCTGTTGTGCGTACCGGCGGCGGAACGGATCAGCCCGATCGCGAAATGCGCGCCATACGTCACCCCGCCTCTGATCTTGACGCCCTGGCAGTCGTTTTCCAGCACGATCCCGGCGACCTGGGGCGAGGCGGCCAGGGGACGATCCAACCGCTCTCCGACAAAGTTCTCGATCAGGCCGCCGATCACGCGATGGAACCGCACGCAGGGCGACGTGGCGCCGATGCCGTCGCCCCCTGGCACCTCTTCCTCCGTCGTGTGAACCCGGCAGTCGCGCAGGATCGGGTAAAACACATAGTTGTCCTCGTCGCTGCTGATCGCCTCGAAACCTCCCGCTTTGTGGGCCAACGCCGTATTTGGGACGGACACGCAATTCTCGACGAGGATGAAATAACCCCGGTCGATATGCACGGCGATGCTTTCGCAACCAACGAACTGAATGTTGGATATCGTGACATCAGTGAACAGCACGACCGCGATACCCTGAACACCCGATACCCCGCTTTTGATCGTGAGGTCGGATATCAGGATGTTGCCAAGCGTCTTCGCGACGGCGGAACAGAATATCGTGTAGGCGCCGCTTTGCGCTTGTGACAGCGTGGTGATACCGGCGCCGTCGCCTCGGATCGTGTGCCCGGCTCTCGGCCAGATCGTCCCCACGATCCTGTAAGTGGCGACGGTGCCATTCGGACCGCCCGGAAACACGACGGCGAGCGAGGCGTCCAGGGCACGCTGGCAGGCGTCCGTGTCGTCGGCGGAACCGTCGCCCTTGGCGCCGAATTGCCGCACCGAGACCGGCGCGCCGTAGGTCTGGAGGTGATAGGTTCCGGCCGCCGACACGATGACCGAGCCGCCATTGTCCGCGCCAGTGGGGCCGATGGTGTAATAGCCGCCACCACCATCGCCGCTGGCGTAGTAGCCCTGAACGAAAACAGCCGGAAAGCCGGTGGCCAGGGAGCGCAACGCGGCGATCGTCGCGATCATGAAGCTCTTCGTCACGTAGTCGCGCATCGCCTGCGCGCTGAACCGCCCCGACCCGGCACGCTCGCCGACGACCGACGACGTGTCGCTCATGATCCCCAGGTCAGGCATGTCGAAGATGCGGATGCCGGGGAACGTGCCTGTCGTGACGCTCATGTGGTTCCCCTTATTCCGCCGCTGGTTGCTCGTCGCGCGGCACCAGAGAAAGTCGTTGCTGCTGGATACATTGGTTTTGGATCTCGCTGATGAGAGGCGCGCTGACACGGTAGGGCGCGTCGGACAGGATATGCATGATCGCCTCCCACTGCTGGGCCTGAAGCGTCACCGGGATTTTGTCGGTTGGCGTCATGCGCT